ATGCCGACCTCCTCGACCCACCTGCCCGCCCCCACCGCATTTGGTGGCATCGCTGCGCGTGTATCTTCCGCCCTTCAGCCCAAGTCGCGATCAGGCTCACCGAACCCGACCGGCCAACCCGTGCGCCGCAACAGCAAAGAGGCAGGCACGTTCGAAGATCAATTCTGGATCGCACCCGACAAAGGCGACACCGACCGTCAGATCGCAGCGCTTAGAAATTCCGTCGCCGAAGCTAAAAAACTGAAGCGTAGGGAGCGCGCGGGGGAAAGCCTTACTCGTAGCGAACGGCGGCTCGCGCGCGTCACGCCAGCGGTGGTGGCGGTTTTCGAGGAGATCGCAGATCTGTCGCGGATCAACGCAGGCCGAGTATTTTGTGGTTACGCCCATCTTGCGAAGATCACGCAGCTCGTCGACAGCACGATCGCGAAGGCCCTCACCGTGCTAGAGGACCTCGGCATGATAAATCGGCAGCGGCGGTTCACCAAGGTAGCACGTGGCGGGCCGAAGGGGCAGTACCGACAGACATCGAACGCCTACCGCACGTTTCTTCCCAAGGTCATCGCCAGCTTTCTGCCCCGCTGGATGAAGCAGAAGCCGATATCCTCCGATCTTGCCCACCATCATGCCGAGCAGGCGGCCGAGACAGAGCGAATGCTGAAATCTGCGACCTGCGTCGAACAGATGACGTATCGCGCGCCGGAATCGTCCGACCTCCGAGGCGAGCTGATGCGCCTCGCGGCTACCGTTGACCGGTGCGACTTCGAAAATACGTGAGAACCGCTCTCCAATTCTCATTGATCTGAGAGATTTAGAAAGCGTCGCTCCCGCGACACGTAGCCATAGGCCACCGCACCCAGCCCATCTGACCCGCCATGTGCTAGTCCCCGATGCCGCACCCGCCCGGCCATCGCAGCGTCGCGCACTGAAGCGCCGTCAGCGCAGATTGGCTCGGCGACGGGGACGAGCACAATCCGTGCCGAAAACTCGCCCCGTCACCCCCGGGGCACCGCCATCGCATCGGGCATGAGCAGGTCGGCCCACACCTGCATCAGCCGCCGGCGCGGCCCATATTGGAGCGACCGATTATAGGCTCGCTCCACTTTGATATTGACCTCTGCCTCCTGCTTGCGCGGAGCGTGGCCCAGGGCGCGATCGATCGTCACTCGCTCGGCGGGGAATTTTTCATTCAAGACGGTCGAGAAGGTCGCCCGCCACCCGTGCGGCACATGGCGGCCGGCGAAGCCGGCGCGACGATACAACGCGCCGATCGCGCTCTCGGCGATCGGCGCGCCGTGGTCGCCCCGGCCGAACACCATCACGACGTCGCTTCCCGGCAGCGCGCGGACCGCGCGCAGGACTTCCACCGCCTGGCGCGACAGCGGCACGATATGGTCGTTGCGCGGGTCGGCCTTCTTCGCCTTGGCCAGCTTCATCCGCGCCGCCGGCACCCGCCACACCGGCGCGGCCGGGCCGATCGCCTCGCCGGTCCAGTCGATGCCCTCGACCTCGTCCCAGCGCATGCCGCGCAGCGTCCCCTGCCGCACGCTGGTCAGCGCAAGGAATCGCGACGCCAGATCGACGATCGCCGGGCCGCCGGCGGCGGCCGATGCCGCCAGCAGCTCGCGCGCGTCGTCGAGCGTCACCAGCGCAAGCTGCTCGCCGCCGATCGGCGCGGCCGCAAGCGCGATGCGGACCTGCGCCGCCGGGTCGGACGTGCCCCAGTCATTGGCGATGCCGAAGGCGAAGACCTTACTGATCCGCTGCCGGACGCGCCGGGCCGTCTCGATCGCGCCGCGACCCTTGCTTGCACCGCGCGCCTCGATCGCGCGCAGCAGGTCGCGAATGTCGGCGACGCCGATGTCGTCCAGGTCGAGTGCGCCGATCGCCGGGAATACGTCTCGCTCAAGGCTGCGGATCACGTCGGCCGCGTGGACCTCGGTCCACCGGTCGCGGTAAAGGGCGTGCCACTGGCGGGCAACGCCGGCGAAGCTGCGATCGATCGCGGCATGCGCTGCGCGCTCCTCGCGCGGGTCGCGCCCGGCGCGCAGCGCCTCCCGGGCGAAGTCGGCCGCCGAGCGCGCGGCGATCAGATCCATGTCGGGATACTGGCCAAGCGTCAGCAGCAGCTCGCGGCCGTCGAGGCGGAAGCGCCAGCGCCACGACCGGAGGTTCGATGGCGCGACGAACAGGTGCAGGCCCTGACCGTCCGATAGCTTGTAGGCGCGGTCCTTCACCCGCGCGGATCGCACCGCGGCGTTCGTCAGCATCAGCAGCAGCTCCTGTTTAAGTTTTGCGACCGGAAATGAGGGGCCGATCGGCCCGAAACCGTCCGCGAAAGCACGAATTGGGATTTGCGCGGCGGAGGTTCGCTCCGCCGCGCATCGTGGAAACACGCGGAAAACCGCCGGTTTGCGACCTTGCGCAGACCGGCGATACCCGCACGATACCCGCAGTTTCAGCGCGGTCGGCTGCGGATCACCAGCTCGGTCACATGCTGTCCCTCACCCCGGGCGTGCCCGCCGATCGTCCAGGTCGTCGGCACTTCCTCGATCACGAAGTCGGCGAAGGTCTGCCGAATGAAATCGGTCGCGTTGATCGACATGATGAATTGCCCGGCGATGCCGGAGAGCTGCGCCGCCAGCTCGACATACCGCTCGCGGCCGAAGGGCAGGCCATAGCCCGTCGTCTCGTCATACGGCGGGTCGAGATAGAACAGCGCGCTCGGCGAATCGTACCGGCGGATCAGCTCGGCGAAATCAAGCTGCTCGATCGTCACGCGCCCGAGGCGCTTGCTAAGCAGCCGCAACTCGGCGCGCAGCCGGCCATGGTCGAAGCGCGACGACTGGTCGCGCCGGACACCGAAGGTCCGCCCGTCGACCTTCCCGCCGAAGGTGAGCTTCTGGAGATAGAGGAAGCGGACGGCGCGTTCGATGTCGGTCAGCGCCGACGGGTCGAGCGCCTTCTGTCGGTAGAATTCCTCCCGGCCGGCGGGGAGGAAGGCCATCTCGGCGACGAAAGGCTCGTAGTGCCGGCGGACGATGCGAAACAGATTGGCGACGTCGCCGGCGGCGTCATTGATAACCTCGATCGGAGCCGGCGTCGGGCGACGGAGGAATATTCCTCCCATGCCCACGAAAGGCTCGATGTACGCGCGGTGGGGGACGATCTCGATCAGCGCGCAGAGGCGCTTCGCCAGATTGCGCTTGCCGCCCATGTACGGTGCGGGCGGAATAGCGGCGGTGGGGGTACGCATCAGGAATATTCCTCGTCGAGAGGAGCGATCGGCTACGCACGCTCGATGAGCCGGCGGGGTGCGCCGGATAGGGTCGCGACCCTCCGAACCGCCGGCCGGGGGCCGCAGGTTAGGACGATCGCGATCGAATGCTGAGGGTGGCTCCGGGGAATACGCTGGCGGTGCCTAGCACGACCACCTGGTACCGGGTGGTTAGCCGCGCAGAACTGGCGACTGCGCCCCGCATATTCCCCGGAGGGTCTTCTATTTTGCAGGCCACCCGGCGAACCGGTTGGCCAGTTACCGCGCGCGCGGACTGATCTTCGCGGCTAAGCTACGACCAGTGCGGCGGTCGATGCCAGATCAGCCCGCGCCAGTCTATCGCGCCGATGCCTTTTCGATCACCGCGACGGTCCGGTCCGCTTGGCGGAGCGCCGCCGCCCGAGTAGCGACGTCGACAGCGACGCGGCCGATGCGCAGCAGCTCCTCGGCCGCGACGATCGCGCGCTCGATCCGCGCCGCCCGGTCCGGGTCAAGCGCCGGCAGGATCTCGGTGCGGATCGTTTGGAGACGATCGAGCTGCTGCTGCACGACATCGATCGCGGCGCCGGCGGTCGCGAGGCGGACGCCGGCGGTGCAGCCGGTGGTCGCCAGCGCCATGGCGATCGCGACGGGGGCGAAGGGCCGCACCATCACAGGCCCTTGTACTCGCCGGCGGCATCGAAGCTCGGGCACCCCTTGATCCATTCGCCCGGCTCGATCCGGCCATTGCCGTTCGTATCGGGCGAATAGTCGCGGTGCCCCTTGATCGTCGCCTTCGGCCACCGCGCCTTCAGCGCGGTCAGCAGCGCGACCAGCGCCGCCTTTTGCTCCGGCGTCCGCGTGTCCTTGATGGTCTTCCCGTCGGCTGCGCAGCCGCCGACATAGCAGATCCCGACCGTCCGCGCGTTGTAGCCCGCGACATGCGCGCCCGGCTGGGCCAGCGGCCGGCCGATCTCGATCGTGCCATCGAGTCCGATCACGAAATGATAGCCGATGTCGGCCCACTTCTTGGCGACGTGCCACGCGCGAATATCGGCGGCGGTGAAGGTCTGCCCTTCGCGGGTAGCCGAGCAATGGATCACGATGCCATTGATCGCGCGGGCGATCGGCGCGCGCGCCGCCGTCAGCCATGCCGGCACCGGTGCCGGCGCTGCCGAAGGCAGGACCAGGCGCGCAGTCACCGCCGACTGCGGCATGGCGCGCGCCGCGATCACGGCGGCGAAAAGGATCGCGGTGATCCACGTCGACACATGGGCCGGGATCAGCGCGCGCAGCTCGGGCGGCATCGTCTGCCAGCCCGCCTGCAGGGCGACCGGATCGATCGCGAGGATGGCGGAGAGCAGGGCGCCGATCGCGGCGAGCTGCACGGACCACGCGCGCGTCAGCACCCGTGCCCGTTCGAGCAACGTCTTCATGTCGGAGTGTCCTTTCGGGAGGGCGGCGTCCGGCCGCCGGCGGTCTATGCCCGGGTGACGATCGCGCGAGGAGGCGTGCCGATCAGCGCCGGGTCGAGGTGGTAGAGCGGCGTCGAGGCGAGCAGCGCCGCGGCGGCGGCGATGTCCGGCCGGCGGGGGCGCAGCGTCGAGAGCAGGCGGCCGAGCGGCGGCACGGCCGAGATCGCCGAGCCAGCAAGAATCAGGGCGGCGGGATCGGGTATCATCGAGCGACGCCCTTCGTCATCTGCGCCAACGTCTCGATCCGGGCGAGCCGCTCGGCATTCTGCGCCGCCAGCATCCGGGCGGCCTCGCGATCGGCCTCGCGCCGCTCACGCTCGGCACGGGTGTCGGCTTCGAGCTGGACGACGCGCCGTGCGGTGTCCTCCACCAGCGCTTCGATCTTGGCATCCGATCGAATGACGCCGGCGACGACCGCGGCCGGCCCGACCATCGTGCAGGCGAGCATGATCGCCTCCTTCCATCCGAAGGTGGGTCGCGCGTCGGCGCTCACAGGACGGTACGGCCGAGCAGCGCCTGACGAGCCTTGGTGCGCGCATAGGCGGCTGCGATCTCGGCCGGGCTGGCAGATCGGTCGGGGCTGTACGCCACTTCCATCAATTCGATGGGCTGGTCAAAGGCGGCCGACTTGTACCACGCATTGCCAAAGGCATAGCGCCGCCCGGCGAGCGTCTTGGTCGTCGCGGTGCTGGCGAGCGCCGATCCGCCAAGGAAAAGCTGCCGCGTGGTGCCATCGTAGGTCGCCATGCCGAAGATGCAGGTGCCATCGGCGATCGCGGAGGTCCCGCCGACCACGAGATTGCCGCTTCCGCTCGTGCCGCGCATGTTATTCTGAAAGACGCGCGAGGCGCTGGTGTAGGTAAAGCTTCCGCCCTCGGTCGACGCTTCGGTCGCCGATCCGCCATAGATGCCACCGGCATAGGCCCAGCGCGCCACGAACATCATGCTACTGACGTTGCCGTCGTCGAATGGCGTCAGCAGGCCGTTCACGCCGCCCGCGCGGAGCGCCAGCGAGGTCGCGCCATAGGTCGGCCTGCCGTCGAGCACGGCCGTGCCGGCAGCGCCTGCCCCGGCCCCGCCCGACAGTGTCACGGCCGGGGCCGCGACATAGCCAGCGCCGGGGTTGGTGACGAAAAACCCCGTCACCGCGCCATTCGCGATGATCGCGATGGCCGTCGCCTGCACCCCCCCTGCTGGCGGGGCCGACAGTGCCACGGCCGGCGCGCTGGTATAGCCCGATCCGCCCGCGCCGAGCGCGATGGCACGCACGCCGCCGGCATCGGCGCGCGGGGTCAGCAACTGCCCGCCCTTCAGGTCGACCAGTCCGGTCGCGTCGCCGGTATTGAAAAGCCAATGCGCGGCGAAGAGCGGATCGGCGAGATACGGCCGGACGGTCGGAGTATACGGGATTTTGGGCAAGGTCGCGTCGACGCTATCGACGGCGATCATGAGGGCGGTACGTGCCATCGACATTCTCCTAGTTGGTGGTGGTGAAGCGCTGGATGCTGGACAGGTCCCAGATCGCGCCGGCCGTCGGGGTCGCCCCGCCGGCATAGTCGGGATAGAGCTTGGTCCGCCCGCTGGTCAGGCGGACGAAGGTCCGACCACCGGGGGCGTATCGGGTGATCTCACCCCCAAGGTCGCGCCATGAGAACGCGACGCCGATCGCACCCGACATCTTGATGTGCGTCGATGTGCCCTGCGTCTGACTGAAGGTGCCCCCACCATCGACCGTACCCGACGCGCTGATGTCGACGGGCGTCCAGCCAGGCGCGAGATAGGCTTTCGAGGCGAGCGCGTCCGATCCGACCATCTGGAAGACGACGCCCATGCCGAAGTACGCGCGCCGCAACGCCAGCCCGCCGCCCCATACCGCCCGCTGGTCGACCTGATACCCGTCGGCCGACCAGCGATGACGCTTCGTGATCCGGGCGACGACAGTCGCGCTCAGCGTGGTGCGGGTGAAGCTGTCATTGGCCGTCGTGCCCGACCAGTCGTAGCAGATCGTCCGGTGGAAGAATTCGAGCGATTGCCCACGGCGCGGCATCGACAGGTCGTAGGGCGTGCCATCGAGCAAGGCGAAGGGCGTGAAGCCGGCGTCCTCTTTCTCGCCACCATGCTCCTTGCCACCGACCAAGCCGCCGCTGTCGCTGGAGACGCTTTTGTTGACCCAGATCGCGGTGTCCGTCTCCGCGTCGTTGCCGAGGCGACGGATGTCGGCGAAGGCATATTCCCCGGTCCGCAGGCATTCCCACTGCTCGCCCAAGCGCCACACGTCCGCGTCGATCAGCGGGTCGGTGCTGGTGAAGCGGTAGAAATTCTGGCGGATGTAGCGAGCCGATCCGTCGCGCGTGCCCTTGTAGAACACGTCCACGGCTGTCGCACCGGCCGGCACCACCACGATTTCGGTCGGGCTGTAGGCGACTACGCCGGCCGCGACCGGCGGGAAGCGCTCGCCAGTGTCGAGATAGACGCCCTCGATCACGGCAAGGCTTGGCGTGGCAACGACGGTCGGCTGCACAAGCCGTCCGTTGTGAATGACTGTCTGGACAGGCAATCGTGGATCGACCGGCGTCCATGCCTCGCCAGTGTCGAGATAGATTCCGCCCGCTGCGACCAAGCCGAGCGGGTATGTGTCGAGCAAGCCGGGCGGGCGGAAGTGCGCGACCGTCGGCTGCATCGCGCGACCGCCAATCGTGATCGACGGCAGCACCGCATATGCCTCAAGCTTTGCGCGGTCCGTACCGGTCATCATCGACCGGTCGCCACCGTCCGTCACGCGAGTCGCGGGGACGGGCGCGATCAGTGCGGCATCGGCCTGCGCCTGTGCTGCGCGAGCCAGCGCCTTGGCCGCATCGATCTCGTCCGCGAGCGCTCCTACGCTGGCTGGCTCGACCGACCGGTCGCCCACGCCGATTGGAACACCGGCGGTGCTGATGTCCTGCACCGCAAGCTGACAGGCCGGTGCGACATGCCACAGATGCTGACCGTCACGGATGTCTGCCGTGCTGTCGCGCAGGCACCCGCTGCTAGATTGCCAGTGCATATTGGGCGCGCCGATATAATCCATGCCGTGACGGACGATCGGCGACGCGCCAAGCGCGCGGCCAAGCGTGATCTCGACCACGTCGCCGCTCTTGGCGATGTCGACCGCGACGATCGGCACGACGCCGCCGGCATCACGGATGACGAAGCCTTTGTCGGTCAGCTTGCCGAAGGTCATTTCGTCGAAGACCATCGGCAACGCCGGTACGCGGAAGGTCAGGCGCAGCGTTGTGCCGCTGGCGATGGCCGATACCGGCCACAGGCAATCGGGCACGCACCGGTCGATGACGAGATTGCCCATCGCGCGACCGATGTACGCACCCATGCGGCGGTGCGAGATATTGGTCAGGTGCTGGCGTCCGCCGACCGGCTCGAAGCTGAACTCGGGCGCGAGATAGTGGACCAGCGGGGAGGCGACGACCGCCTCGTATTGCGCCTGCTGGATGCGATTCAGATTGGCGCGGGTGCCCTCGTAATAGGGGCTGGCGATCTGTGTCACGAGGAAGTGGATCGGTGTCGCCGGCGCGGCGCGGCCGGGCATCGCGGCAATGATCGCGGCGCGCGCGTCCGCATTGATGTCAGCGACCAGCTTCAGGAAGGCGACCCGGTAATAGTCCGTCGAATTCCCGGCGCGGGCGTCGTCACCGCCCTGATTCCAGTAGACGATCGGAGGCGTGTAGCCTTTGCCCGCCGCATGGGCGAGCGCTGCGCCGCCGGCGATGCCGTCGATGATCGACTGATACCACGGCGACCCCTTGGACAGCTGCGCGATCGAATACCCGGCGTGACCCGCCGACGACGCGAAGACGGTGATCGACTTCGGGTCGATGCCCTGCCGCGCGGTGGCGATTTCCACGAAGGTCGAGCCGGCGGCGGTGCAGGCGGTTTCGCCGTTCATCGACGACCCGTCCGCGCCGGGCGCTGCTTCGGTGGTGTCCTGCTCGACCAGTGGCTTGGTCGTCGACATGCCGGGGCCGGTCACATACGCGCCGTACGCATTGCCCGCCTTGCCGGTGTGGACACCGCCGCCGAAGGTGAGATTGGCATAGGGCTGCACCACCGAAATGGCCGGCTTAGCCTCGTAAGAGGTGGAATTGGACTGACCGTAGAGGATCAGCGCGACCCACGATGCGGTCGACAGCATCGGCACGCGGACATCGGCCGACAGCGCGACGCGCGGACTGCCACCGCGCGGCGCATTGGCGAGATCGTCGCGCAGCGCGGCGAAGGCGTCGGCCGTGACCGCCTGTTCGGCATACTGGATATTGATCCGCGCGTAGATCAGCACGTCGGTCCGTGCTTCGCCCAGCACGGCGGTTGGCCCAATCGGAGCCTGCGCACCGAGGAAGCATCCAAGGCCGTCCGCCAACGTGTCGCCCTGAACGGTGAACAAGCCATTCGTGGTGGCGCGCAGACACGCGATGTCGCCGGGCTGGACGGCAAACGGCGCTGCAAGAGGCAGCGACCGCACGACCGATCCGCCGAGCGTCGCGACCGACGACAGGCCGATGCGAGTCCACACGCCATCGATCTTGCGGAAGGCCGCGATTTCGATCGTGCCAGCGGCGAGGTCGAGGACGTCGACCGACGCGATGCGACCAGCGACGGCGACCGGATCTATGAAGAAAATTTGTCCCGGCTGCACCGGATCGCCGGGTAGGAGCGCGGCGGCGGGCGGGCGGCCGATGATCGCGGTACGCCGGGCGAAAAGCTTATCCGTGCGTGCCTCGATGGCCTCGACGCTGTCGGCGGTCACTGTCTGCTCCCGATATGTCAGATTGAAGCGCAGCTGAATCAGGATGTTGGTGCTGGCGTTGCCAAGGATCGCCTCTTCGCCCAGCGTCACTGCCGGCCCGAGGAAGTACCCTGCCCCGTCCGCGCGCGTATCGAGCAACGTGTACAGGCCATCCGCTGTCGCCCGGACCTCAAGTACATCGCCAGGGAGGACGGCAAGCGGGGCAGCGAGCGGGATACGACGCTCGACGCCGCCGCCCTGCGACTGGACGGTCGTATGGGCAACGCGCGCGACGGCATTGCCATTGCCACGACAGACCGCGATTTCGATCGTGCCGGCGGCGCGATCGAAGATGTCGATCGAAGTCAGCTTGCCGACGCTCGTGACCCGGTCGAGGTAGAAGCACTGGCCGGGCTGGATCGGCTGACCGGTGGTGAGCGGCACGCCGGCCGGGCGGCCGATCACGCCGGCGACGTCGACCGACAGCGCGTCGGTCGCGGCAAGCGCGGCTTGCGCAGCCTGCCCGACTTCCGCGACCAAATTCTCAGCTTCGGCGGCCGCATCCGCCGAGCGATCGGCCGCAGCGACCGCCGCCTCGACGGCGGGCGTGACTTCCCGCTCGATGGTCGAATGAGCCAGGTCCTCGGCGAACGCCATGAGTGTCTGCGCCGGCAGCGCGACCTGCTGCCCGTCTTGCCACCCGGCCATGACTTCGCTGCCGTCCAGAGGACGCGCCGGAAACGGATAATCGGGAATCCTGCTCATATTACCTCCCGGTCGCGCGCCAGCGGAACCCGCCCTGCACGCCGCTGCTGTTCTGATCGGACTGAAGGAAGATCGTCGCACCGGTCTGGCTGACCGCGACTTCCTGCACATTATGGGCACCGCTGGTGCTGGAGCCCGTGTTGAGCACCGTGCCGCTGACGCCGAAGCATTCGACCGGGAACGGGATCGGAAAGACGATCTGACGCGATCCTTCACCGTTCACCGACCCGGGCACGTATCCCCACTGCTCGATGTAGCCGTCGGGCGAGATGCGGTAGCCGGTCGGCCCGAGCTGCGACGTCGCGTCCTCGGCCGAGGTCATCTCGGTAATGATCGCGACGATCGCCTTGCGGAGCTGCGCGCGATCGGCCTTGTCGAGCGGCAGGCCGGCATGCTCGATCACGTTGCAGATCTCTTCCTGCACGCCGTTTGCCCAGTCGACGTCGAGCGTCGTCGGCGCGCGACCGGTGGCGGGATCGCCCTGCTGGAAGTAGCCAGGCGCGCTGTTGCCGGTACCGACCGGCGCAGGCGCCGGCAGGTCGGCCGATCGCGTCGGCCCATCGATTCTCTGCATGGTGTGTCCTAGTCGAGGAAGATCAGCGTGGTCTCGGCGGGCTTCACCGCCTCGAATTCGCATTGGAGGACCGCCGGGCTGAGCGCGCCGGTGGTCTCGACGATCGTCACGCCCCACACGAACGTCCACGCATCCGACGCGATCGGATTGCCGACCGTACTCAGCCCCGCGCGGAACGGCGCATAGTTGGTGATCGTGATCGTGAAGCCGAGCGCCGCGGCGAAGTCGATGAAGCGCTGGCGGGACTGTCCGCCGGCACCGAAGAACCGGCCTCGCACCTGGTCGAGTCGCTGCTGAAGATCTGGATGTTCCCCCGCGCAGCGATCGGGCAGGCCGAGCGTCGCCTCCCATTCGGGAAGCATGGGCGTCACCGATCCGGGCAACGCGGTGTCGAGGAGCGCGCCGGCGACGCCGTCCGATCGCACGAACGTCTCGGCAAAGGCGCGGAAGACGGAGGCTTGGACGCTGTCGCCCGCCGGCCAGACGCGACCGGTCGGCAAGAGTGCTTGGGCCGCACCGGCATAGTCTTGGCCGCTGTAGCGCGGTCGTGGCTGGAGCACCGGCACCGGCAGGCGGGTGGCTGCCGCCCGGGGGATCGGCACCGGCAGTGCCCGGGCGGGGATACCCGGTGCGATGATCTCGGGTTGCGGCGATGGGGCGGCCGGCGTCGGCGTCGGATCAGGGATTGGCGCGGGCGGCGTCTCAGGATCGGTGGGGTAATATTCCCCGTCGTATCCAGGCTCGATCTGGTAATACTGGCTCATGCCGCGAAGGTGATCCCGGCGAGTGTCGGCAGCGTGCCGGCGTTCGAGGTAATGTTGCCGACACCACCGTCCGACACCGTGCCGGCCGACGCCGCGATCGCGGTCAGGACGAAGCCTGCGGTACCGGCCACCGACGCGATCGCGCTCTCGATCGAAGAAACATTGGTCACGCCCCCGGGCACCGCCGCCGTGCGCAGCGCGAGCTGCACCGCGTCGGCGATTGCGGTCTTCGTCTCCGCCGGCAGCGACGCGATACCACGCACGGTCAGCGTCAGATTGTTCGGCTTGGGCGCGACGGCATAGACCAGCGCCGTGACCGACTGCTTGGGGAAGATCGCGTTGGCGACGATGAGCTGATCGCCGGTCGCCGCGGTGTCGCGCGATTCATAGCTGGCGCAGCCATCGGTCCCCTGCGGAAAGCCACCGGCGTCCGCGCGCGCGGTATCCATCATGAACATCAGCACAATCGTACCCGGTCCCATCGCCGACGGCTTGATCCAGCAGCGGGTGACACCGGGCACGGTCAGCGCCCAGGCGGGATAGTCGGTGATCGATCCACCCTGCGGCGGGGAAGCATAGGCGGCGAGCATGCGGCTGCGCAGATCGCCATCTTCCTCGATGTCCGCGCCGCCGCCGATCAGCGTCGAGACGGTGCCGTTGACCGACACACCGCTGATCCCGGCCGCGAGCATCATCGCCGCACCGCCGGCGGCATTGCCGCCGGTCCCCGGCTCGACGCTCTCGATCGGCACGACGACCGCGCCGTCCGCCGCGATGGCGTTCGCGGTCGCCACGTACTGCACGCCGTCGATCCGATTGACGATCGTGCCGGCCGGTACTTGGCTGCCGTTCGTCGCGGGGAAGCGCGCGGCCCCCTTCGCATTCGTCGCCGGGCGGCGCGTGACGCCGCGCAACGCCGCCCAGCCCTCCAGATACTCCCCGGTCGCGGTGAACGGCACCGAATTGAGCGCGATCCAGTCGAGATAGCCGTAATGCCCGCTGGCAAGCGCGGCGAGGACCTCACCGGTGATCCCGAGGTTCGAATAGCGCAGCAGCGCGTCGACACCGGGCAGCGAGGCGTTGATGTCGGTTGCGACCTGACGCCGCAGCTCGGTCAGGGTCGGGCGAGGAAACGGCATGTCAGATGCTCTCCCAAAGGCGGCTGAAGCGCAGCTCGGCGCGACGGCCGTCCGATCGCCGGAACACGACGCGGGCACCCAGCATCGTCGGGGTGGTGAATTCGACCTCGACGTCGATCGCGCTCAGCACGCGGTCCTCGATCAGCCACGCCAGTGCCTGCTCGATGTCGTCCTTCACCAGCGCGGGAAGCTGCGGCGTGACGCGCGATCGCGCGCGCAGCCACAGTTTCGATCCGATCGGTCCTGCCCACCACCCGCGCGGATCGCCCGACCGGTCGGTGATCACGTCGTCGTCGGCCGCGACGGCATCGCTGAACAGGCTGATCAGCACCGCTGTCTGAAGATCGTTGCCTTCGACCAGCCCGGTACCGGCGTCGAACGCGGCGCTCACCACCCGGCCATTCTGGTCGACGATGCTGGCGCCGGTCTCGTCGGTCCAGATGATCTGGCTGGCCCGATCGATCGTCCAGTCGCCGGTACCGGTCGCGGTATCCCACCGCGTCGCAATGTCCGCCATCGCTACACCGCCTTGTCCGTCAGACCCGATACGCCGGTGCCGGTGGTCACGCCACCATGCTTGTGGGCGGCATAGGCATCGCGCAGCTTGCCCACCTCGACAGCGGTTCCGTCGGTGCGGACCGTGGCATCGCCCTTTGCGGTGATAGCCCCGGTGCATTCGATGATCGGCGCATCGAGGACGATGCGGTCGGTCGCCTGCAGGGTGACGGTCGGCGCATTCTTCACGATCGCCGGCAGCCCGGCGCAGTCGATGACCAGGCCATCCTCGGTCAGCAGAACCTTTGCACCGCGCACGTCGTACATGCCGGCGTCGCCCGGCTTCAGCCCCTTGGGTCGCGACGGGCGATGGCTGGTGCCGATCGCGATCGACTTGCCCCGGTCGCCATTCCGGCGCGCGAGCAGGACTTCGCTGTCGGCCGGCGGCACGCTGGCGAAGCCGAAGCGGCCGATCATCGGCACGGCGTCGGTCACGCGATCGGCGAACCCGGTGCCGGTGGCACCTTCCGTCACCTGCAGGCGCTGCAATTCGCCATCGTCGTCGACGAGCGTCACCCGCCCGAACCCGAAGAGATTGGCCAGCTCGCGGATCATGGGGCAGGCTCCACTGCGTCGATGTCGGCGGTGCTGATCGGATTGAGCGTGATCGGCTCGGGCACGAACGCCTCGCGCGGCATCAACCGAAGCTCGGCGGTCGTGCCGCTCTCGCTGGACCGACGGAACGTCACCTCGGCGACGACCAGGTCGCTGGCGGGCAGACGCGCCGGCAGCTCGACCGGCACGATCGTGTTGGGCATCCACAGATCGCCAGCGGCATCGCGCCAGCTATCGATGGTCGCGCTGACGATCGTCGACCGCCCTGCCCGCCGCGCGATCTCCCATTGCGCCTTGCGGATAGTGAACCCCTGCGGATCGTCCGCCACCGATTCGAGCACCATGTACATCAGCCGGTGGCGCGCGACGTTGGGATCGCGCTCGGTATGGTAGAAGTCGTTGCCGCCGAGATCCTGCAGGACGTTCATGCTCGATGCGCAGCAGACGATCTCCGAGAAGCGCTGGTCGGTAGCATTGTCGACCGACCAGCGCTCGACGTTCTGGCCATAGACGATCCCGCTGGCAGCGCGCGTCGCTCCGACGGTCGTCAGCAGCAGGTGCCCCTGTGCATTCTCATAGGCCAGCAGGCCGGCATTGCGCGCGACGCGCTGGATGATCTCGGCGCCGGTTTCGCCGTAATTCAAATTCCACTGCGGGACCTTGTCGCCGGCAGCGGCTCCCTCGCCCAGCTCGACGCCGATCGAATAGGGCAACGCCAGCGTCGAGGCGATCGTCAGCGCATCCGCCTGCGTCAACTGGCCCTGCGGCCACTCGGCCGAGCAATCGACCAGATCCTGCGTCAACCCACGGCCGAGGACGTTGATGACATGGGTGTTCGGCGTGCCGCCGGGCACATCGCGGTCGATGTAGCCGGTGATGACCTTGTCGCGGCCGAGGAGCACCGTGCAGATCTCGCCGGCGCGCACGATGCTGGAGATCGGCTCCTTGGACGACAGCGCGATATGGAAGGAATTGGGGAAGCCTTCGGCGCGCAGCGTCACCTCGATCTCCTGCCATCCGGTGATCTCGGTGCCGCCGACGATCAGGGTCAGGTCATCCTGATCCCGATCGCGCCCTGCCCCGTTGACGACGATGTCCGGGCCGTCGGTCATGCTGCCAGTGCCTCGAACGCGACCGGCATGAACAGCGGGTGCGGGATTGAGGTCTGCCCGACGAGCTGGTCCGCGCGGGTGGGATCGCGGTAGTAGCGTTGTGCAAGGCGCAACGCCGGCAGCGGCACACCCGGCGCGAACGTCGTGATCTGCGCCAGCGTCGCGCCACGGCGGCGCAGGTCGGCCACGACGGCGGCACGCGCCCCGCGAAGGGCGGCGAAGCTTTCGTCGTCACCGGCGTCGGCCGCCTCGTCGGCGACGCTGCCGATCGCACCGCCGATCAGGGCGATCATCGCCGCAGCATCGTTGCTGCTCGACGGCTGATATTCGCCGGCAGCACGCACCAGCGCGGCGGCGATCGCCCGGCGCACCATCGCGGTGACGGCACCACCAAGGGCGAGCTGAGCCGATCCCGACAGCGGCACGAAGGCGGCGAGCGAGGCCAGCAACCGGATCGCGTCGGCGGGATCGGCACAGGCGTCGACCAGCGTGTCGACGAGCGCGATCACCGCCGGCGCGATGCCGGTGGCATAGGCGAGGTTCGCGCCGGCGACCGCCGCCGCCAGCGCCGCCGCCCGCGCACCGAGCGCCACCCGCGCGCGCGACGCGATCGCGACTAGGTCGGACAGATCCGCACCGCTGCCGATCGTCGTCACCCGCTGACCGCCAAGGCCGGTGTTGCCGCCGCCGGCGAAGCGGCCATAAGCGCCCGGCTGTTGTGCCGCGAGCCGCTGGAGCGCGGTCGCATCGCGCCCGGCGGCGACCACCTGCGAACTCCACAGCGCGGCGGTGTTCGACAGGTCGCGCCGGCGGCCGCCGAGGGAGGAGAGCAACGCGATCGCGCGGATCGCATCAACCGCCAGGGCGACCTTGCAGAGGTTCGCGGCGGAGAACAGTCCGGCGCTGGACGACAGCAGCGACGGATAGGTCTTCTTCCCCGCCTCGACGAACTCGATCTCGACGCTCGACATCCGACCGGCGCCGAGATCTTCGCCGAGACTGAATCGCACGACGCTGACGTTCAGCACGCCGAGGGTCGGGTGGGTCAGCACCCCGGGGCCGCGCTTCTCCAGCGCCGCCAGCAGCAGCACGCGCTGAAGCTGGACCGGGCCGCCGACGAAGACCACGTCGCCGTCGACGATGAAGCCCCGGAAACGGAACTGGCGAGGCGCGCGGCCCATGTCCTCGGCCCACGGCTGATCGCGGCCAGGATATTGATGGAGCGCGATGCGACGTCCGCCCGAGGTGTCGTTCTGGAGCACTGCGAACGGTGCGCCACGGAACGACGCGGGGAGCAGCTTGCCGGCGAAAAGGGCCATGATAGTCTCCTCGCTCGGAAAACCGAGTCGCTCTCAGAGCGTTACGCGGCGGAAGGGATGCGCGAATGCTGACGATCGTCGCGGGACTGCTGCTGGCTACGGGCGCGCAAGGGCATCGTTATGCCGGCGAAACCTGGACTTGCCGGTTCCCGAAGACAGGGGTCGTTGTCATTGATACCCGCGAACCCGGTACAACCGTGACCATTCGCGGGAAGAGGCGGGCAGCTATTGGCGGATCGTACTTCTACTACCCTCGTGATCGCCCGGATGAGATGCTGCTGTTCGGCCCCGATATGGCATTCTGGGACTATGAATACGGCAACATCAGCGAGCGCGCGACTAGCTGCACGAAGCGTCGCAACCCACGATGATTACTCGAAGGCGTGACTGACTGCTGGTCGAGCACCACGGCCAGCTTCCACGCGAGCACGAGTCCCTGCGGGAGCCCCACGCATCTCGATCTGCACCTTCACCGGTATCTCCGGCGTCCGTGTATCATCGATACGAAAAGCGCCAGGACGCGCGCCTTGTAAACCAGCGGCGGTACCATGGCGATGAATCGATCGACCGCTACCGTAAACCGGACCGCTCAACTTATCGATCCACTCTCGGTTACGCCGATCCGAATAGTATGGGTTGGCATAATTGAGGTGATCGCCGACGCTCGACGGTGCGCCCTTCTCTCGCCATTGGAGCCAGCGATCGACCATCGTCGAAACGCGGCGCGATACCTTCGACATGGGTATCTCCGACACCGATCGGCGGCCGTGCTTCCACGCTACCGGCCCATTGACGTCGGAGAATTGCTTGCGGGCATCGACGACGTCGCGCACCGTGCTACCCCATCGACCGGATGCCACGCGGTTCAGGATGGTATCGACGACACCCATGAGTTGCTTGCTATCCTTCCCGGTCGTCTCGGTCGCGACAGTCTTCTTCAGGTCAACGATGTCCTGCGGTGATAGAGCCAGCACGCCGTTACGGAGGGGGGATCGCCGTCCAGTCCGTCCCGAAGGCGCATGGGTTTCGCCCATTGGCAGCATGGCCCGGGCTGCGCGATCGATCGTATCCGCCGCCCTGCCCAGCTTGTCGGTCGCGGGCTTGAAGGTCCGCTCGACCGTTTCACCGAACGACGACGCGCCATCGAGCATCGCTTGGCCGCCCTGGATGACGGCGTCGTAGCCTTTCTCCATGGTACCGGCCGCGAGAGCGCCAGCGTTACCGAGGACCCGGTCCTTCATCTGCCCGACGATCACGCCCTTGCGCGCGATCCGCTCGCCGGTCGCGATCTGATCCTCGGTGAGCACGTTCGCGTGCTTGCCGGCATCGGCCATGTCTGCCGACAGGGCCGCCCCGCCCTGCGTGAACGCGGCGAGCGCCTCGATCGGGATGCCCAAGGCGCGAGCGGCAGTGCGCTGGCCGCTGCTGTTCTGGCGCTTTAGCGCATCGGCGAGCTGCGGCAGCATCGCCTCGACGTTGACCGTACCATCCTTGTTCGTCTGCATGCCGACGCCAAGGCGACCTAGCACCGACAGCGCACCGGTGTTCCGGCCATATTTCGCGTCGTTCAAGGTCTGCGACAGGCTGGCGAGCGTTCCGTTGGCGACACCCTTGTCGACGCCGGCGCGCTCGGCCGCAGCGGTAAACTCCTGCAATGCCTTCGTACCGACGCCGATGATCGCCGCCGTCCGGCCGATCGAGGCTGCGCCCTTCGCCCAGGTATTGGCGACCGTCAGCGCGGCATAGGCAGCCGAAGCGAGCAGCCCGATCGTAGCGCCCGCTGCCACACCGACCGCACCGAGCACACTGCTCAGGACGCCGCCTGATGCGGCTGCTTCACCAAGGCCGGTCCCGGCCGCCGATGCCGCCGCCCCGACTCCGCCCAGACGCGAGGAGATGCCGCTGGTAATCGAGCGACCGCCGAACACCCGCGCACCGGCCTGCTCGACGTCGCGGAAGGTGCGGATGATGCTGCGCGAGTGGCGGCGCAGCGTCCGGTCGCCGTCCTCGGCGAACCGACGATTGGCGGCGCCGGCGCGCTTCGGGATCTGGCTGAGCCGACGCTCTGCCGACTTGGCGGCCGCTGCGGTCCGGTCGCTGCCGGTGATCGCGATGCCATAAGAGGCTGCGGGCTGGCTCATCGCTTGCTCACTCCTCGTCGACGTCGGTGCCGATCCCGGCTACCGCGCACCACAGCATCAGCTTCGACCATGGACGGGTCGCGATCTCATCGGGCATCTTGCCGTAGCGCATGCCGAGCGCATCGAGGCGCTCGTGCCAGTCGTCGGGTCTCAGTCCAAAAAACGGGCGATGTACCTTGCGCCGGCGACGAGATCGCGCGCGCCGATCATCCGCACGGCGGGCAGCGGGACACCCGACACGACCGCGACCGCCTTCTGGTCGCAGACGACGCCGCTCAAGCCGTCCCACTGCTCCCATTCGGCAGCGGTCGGCTCGCGCAGCACGAGCTGGGTGTAGGTTTCGGTGCCGAGCATGACCGGCTTGCGCAGGACGATGATCAACTCGTCGGGGATCTCGGCCGCGGTGCCGGGTGCGGTATTGGGGGTGTCCAAGGTCATGCCTCCTTCACGTCGGGGCCGTCGAACTCGATCTCGAAGGTGCCATCTTCGGTGTTCACGGTGATCGGCTCGTCGCCGACCCGCACCATGTTGCGGCCGATGATCGTCTTGCCGTTGGCGAGGCTCAGCACGACGGTCGCGTCGACGGCGTCGCTCAGCTCGGAGACCGAGATCGCGCCGCTGTCGCGACCCTTCCAACTGATTTTGCCCGGGCGGGGCATCTCGCTGTAGCCGTGGTAGCCGTCCTGCCCGACCAGCGGGGTGCGCGAGTTGCCGCTCGGGCGATAGCTGCCCTCGCCGGAGATCGAATGGGCGCGGCCGTTGATGGTGACGGAGGCGACGCCGGCGAGGCGATTGGGATCTGCCATGCTGCTGGTCCTTTACAGGCGGAATTGCGCGAGGAGCGCGAAGGTGCGGAGCTGGTTGATCAGCTTGCCGGGCCACTGGACGTTCACCCGGTTCGGGTTGGTCGCGTCTTTCTCGACGATCAGGCCAGCGGCGAAGGCGGCCGACTCCTGCACCATCCCCTCGCCTTCCAACTGGCGATAGGCGGCGATGATCTCGGCGCGGATGATCGAGGGCGTGACGACGTTCGAACCCGGGAGGAGCCGCACGCCATCCGACGCCAGCTTGCGCCGTGCGAATTTGCTCGAGACGACGTCGGACAGCCGGCGCAGGACGAACGCGAGCAGGAACAGCGTCTCGATCTGGAGATAGCTGTCGTCGAACTGGCCCGCCGCGTTGGTGACATAGGTCGTCACCACGTTCTCGATCGTGACCGCGCCGGTCGCGTCGACGGTCCAGGTCGCGCACCCGCCGTAGAGCAACACGTTGTTGCGGATCGACAGCGGGAAGCGCGAGGCGAGCGGCGGGGCAAGGATGCCGGCGACGGTCAGCGTCTGGAGCGGCAGGCCCGGATCGGCGCGCAGGCTGACCGCCGCCGCGCCGGCGAATGCCGCTGCCCAGGCCCATGCCGGCGACGGCGAATCGCTGAAGGCGATATTCGAGATGTGCTGGTTGTTCAGCCCGGTCGCGAACGCCGCGTTGGCCCCGGCGGTACCGCGCCGGGCGACGAAGCAGTGGCCGTACACTTGGCTCGACCACGACCAGCGGCCGGTGGCGTCGTTCAGCAGCGCGGCGATCGCCGCCAGCGACGTGGCGTCGGTCAGCGAGCAGACGATGAAATCGAACGCCGTGTCCTGGAGCGCGGCAAGGCCGGTCGTCAAGACGGGGTTGGTGACGCCGTTCGCCATGGCGACGATCGCCGCGGTGATGCCGGCCGGGAAGGCTTCGCCGGCGGCAGAGCCACGGAAATTGAAGCGGATGTCGAGGTCGTTGCCCACCTCACCCTTGTTCTTCGCGGTCAGCGTGACGACGGCGGCGGCGCTGACGGCGGTGACAGGCAGATCGACCGCGGCGCCGATCGCGGCCGCGACGGTGACGGCGACCTGCGCGGCAGTCTGCCCGCTGGCGATCGCGACGGGCACGCGCCGGCCGGCGATGTAGAGCGACAGGGTGCCGAGCGCGGTCGTCGTGCCGGCGAAGGTGATCGTGCCGGTCGCGGCGACGCCGGCGACGTCGTCGCTCAGCGCCAGCATCCACATCTCACCCGACGGGTCGTTGGCACGGTAGGCGTCTACCATGCCGGCCAGCACCGAACCCGGGCCAGCGACGGCGCGCGAATCGATCTGCGACTGGCTGATCGTCGGCGTGTTGGGCGCGATCGTGCCGGCACCGGTGCGCTGTCCGATCAGCAACGCCCGCTGCGCGCGCGCATTGCTGTTGGCGTTCGAAGCGTCCAGCTCGGCGAAGAACAGCGGCACGCGCAAGTTGGCAGGGATCTGCCGGAACGGGATGGTCATGCGACAGGCTCCTTGGGGCGGCGCGACGACACCGGGGCGGCGACGACGTCGCCATCGGCGAGCAGCCGGGCCCAGTAGAGGTCGGTGGGATCGATGGTGATGCCGGCGTCGTCGACGACGCGGCGGGTGGCCGGGTCGCGGACGAGGCGGTCGGGTACGGAGACGATGCGCATGGGTGCTCCTATGCGGGCGGGAAGGCGACCGTCAGTCCGGCCGGGGGCAAGGCGGTGGCGAGATCGAGGCGGTCGAGATCGTCCGCGTCCTGCGGTGCGAAGCTCTCCGGCCCCTCGTAGAATTCGAGCGCGATGTCGGTCTGGATACCCGCGAGGTGGGTCGCGCCCTCGCTGGTGAAGGCGAGCTGCGAGCGCATCGAGGTGATCTGCTGGATCATCGACGACAGCGGATAGCCGTTGACGATCGCGACCTCGGTCTGCCGCTTGATACGCCACAGCAGTCCCTCGGCCGTGGTGGCGCCGGCGTTGTCCAGCTCGACCGGCGCTGACACCTCGCTGACCACTCGCACCGTGGCGGTCGTCAGGAACTCCGCCGGTCCGCTGCGGCCGAGCGACTGCCGGTCCTCGGCGATCAGGCGCAGCTTTGTGATTGGATACTGGTCAGGCTGGGTCGGCCAGTCGCCCGGCCGGAACACCTGGTCGTCAGCATCGGTGCCGGCGGCGACGATCGCCGCGTGTACGGCATCGAGCAGATCGAGCGACGTTGTCATGGGACCGGCCCCATCAGGATCAGCAGGATATGGCCGTGGCCGTCCGGCTGCTGGTCCTTGACGATGAACTTGCCGCCGCCGCGCGGGATGATGACGGTGTCGTTCACCTTGGGCGGGATGGCGAACAGGGCGGCACGGACGCCCAGCACCGGCTTGATCGTCGTGGCTTCGGACCCATCCGGCAGCGAGTCGACGCTGCGATACTCGCGATCGAACACCGCGTCGGGAAGCGGAAACGGAGCCTTACCGCGCGGTGTATAGACCGGCACGGTCTCGGGCTGGGACGCCTCACCCTCGCCGAAGATCGCCATCACGGGGGCGAGCAGCTCGGCGTCCCAGTCGATCACGCCTCAGCGCTCCTTGATCTCGGCGCCGGCGACCACCTTCGGTCCCTCGGTGAACACGGCAAGGCTGCCGTCGCCATCGAGGATGAAGCCGAGATCGAACAGGCGCTTGGCATCGGTGGCGCTCAGCTCGACGTCGTCACCAGGTTGATGCAGGTCGACGGTGCGGCCCGGAGCCACCTTGTAGCTCAGCAGCTCGGCCGGAGCGGTGACGTCGGCGGTGACAGTGGCCGGCGGGAGGTCGATCTTGCCCGCAGTGGCGAGCGCGGAGTTGGCGAGCAGGGCTGCGCCGATACGGGGACTGGTCATGAAACTCTCCGGTCACGGATAGGTCAGGTGGAGCAGCGCGGCCGGAGCCGCGCCGGCGGATCAGAACGTCGGGACGATCGGATCGCAGACGAGCGCACACAGGCAGGCGTTGACCCGGCTCGGGATGACGAGCGGTGCCGACTGCATCATCAGGATCTGCTGCGCGGGATCGTCGTTGATCCAGGTCTTCGGCGCATAGGCCATCGGCTTGTATGCGAACTTCGGATCGAGGATCATGCCGAAGGCGCGCGTGCCCATCAGGTCCGGGCCCGACATGATGATCTGACCATCGGCCAGCATCGGCTGCTCGACGCCGGCGGCATCGATATACCAGTCGTTGTAGAGCCACAGATCGTACTGGCCCCACTTGCCCTTGTAGATCGCGCCCTTCTTGATCTGCGATCCGGGATTCAGGCTGTTACCGTCGACCGCCAGCGTCGGATACTGGATCGCGCCCTGCACGCCTTCGGCGGTCAAGAAGCGGGCCCAGGCCGAATTGGTGAAGACGATGTCGGTGGCGACCGCACCCGATGCCTTCAGAATACGTGCGCCGAACGCATCGATCTGGCCGACGATGTTGGTGTCGCGGCCGGCGGCATTGAGCGTCGCGCCCCATTTGTTCGAACCGGTCAGCGCGATCGTCAGGATCGAGGAGCGGCCGAAGTTGATGACCGCAGTCTGGAAGCCGTCGCCGGCGATCGTGACGGTACCGGTCGTCAACGCCGATGCCGCCATCCATTCGAGGCGGCGGTTGATCATGTCGACCTGGTCTTCCATCTCCGACTGGAGGTTGACCAGCATGCGCTCCTCGCCGGTCATCTCGCCGCCGCCGATGCGCTCGCCGATCTGACGCCGGATCGGCTTGCGCAGATCGGGCGCGCGCTTGTCCTTGATATAGGCCGGCTTGAACTTGTTGGTCACATACTGGCGCTGTTCGACCAGTTTGCCCTCGACCAGCGGGGAGACGAACGGCGACATGCGACGCAGACCGACGTCGATGTCGATCGCGACCTCCTCGGTATCGTGCTCGACGATGTTCCCGAAGAAACGATCGAGCAGGAAATTCTGCGAGGTCATCAGGTTGGGCACGACCTGCACCAGCTTGGCGGTCGTGTAGCTCAGGGTATCGGCCATGTGGCGGGCTCCAGAAAAAAGCCCGCCAGTGGCGGGCGACGCTCGCGCGAGGCGGGCGGAGGGTCAGGCGGTGGTGGTGGCGTCAGCTCGGCTGCGCGGCCGACACCGACGATTTCAGGTAGATGTTCTTCGTCTCGAGCGCGGCGCGCGCGGCATCGAGCGTGATGCCCGCGCCGAGGATCACCGCGCGTTCGTTGAACTCGCCCATCAGGTACGTGCCGGCCTGCTTGTCGCCGCCGGTCGCGTCGACGTCGTCGACGAGGATCTCGACCGGGGTCTGCGACCCGTCGTTCGAGGCACCGAGCGCCAGGACATACTTGCCGCCGGCGGTGATCTTGCCGAGGACGGTGCCCCGGCGGAGGTTCTGCCCGGCGGCAATGGTGCGGGTGCCGGTGACGATCTTGAGATCGCCGCCGATCAACTGGTCGGGAACGAAGGTGTCCTGTTCCACGCCGGGCTGGAACGGGTTGTTGGGGACTGCGGCCATGGGTGGCTCCGATCGGAAAGAGGGGTGTCAGGTGTCGCGGATCAGCGACCGGCCTTCTTCAGCGCGGCCGACATCTGGTCGGCGAAGCTGGCGGTCTTGCCCTGCGCACCGGTGCCGGTGCCCGGGCGTGCCTCACGGCGACCGGCCATGCGGTCGTCGAGCGTGCTGCGGCCGCGCGGCTGCGTGCCGCCGGCGGTAGCGGTGGTCAGGACGGCGATCGCCTCGGCGCTCGACTGGCGGGTGCTGAAGGCGAGCGTGGCGGCGAGATCGGGGCGACCGGCGGCGGCGGGCGACGAGAAGATCGCGGCGCAGCGCTTGCGCTCGGCGAGGCGACCGGCGCGGAAGCCCTTGGCCTCCTTCTCGTCCTCGGGCTCCTCGATGTCTTCGTCCTCGGCGTCCGCGTCATCGTCGTCGTCGTCGTCGGTTTCCGCCTTCTTGCCCTTGCGACCCTTCTTGCCCTTTTCGGGATCGTCGGTGGGCTGGTCGTCGGCAGTGGTGTCGTCATGATCGTCACCGTCATCGGCGGTGGTATCGTCGTCACCGTCATCGTCGGCGTTGGCATCATCACGATCGTCGTCGGCCTTGCGGCCAAGCGCGCGACCAGCAAGTGCGGCGGCACCGCCGAGGAGGTGGGCGAACGGGGACGTGCCCCCGGCAAGGGTGGTCTTCTTCATCGGGATTCTCCGGTGGTTTTGGTCTAGGCGGCGAGGAAGGCGGCGAATGCCGCGTCGGGTGCCATCACGGCATCGGCTAGGCCGGCCGCGACGCCGGCGGCGCCCATGAAGGTGCCCGCGCGCATGTCGCGCACGGCGGAAACGGCGAGGCCGCGATTGCGCGCGACCGTCTCATGGAACAGGCTGCCCATCGCATCGATCTCGGTCTGGAACGCGGCGAGCGCTTCCTTGCTGAGCGGGATCTCCGAATGGCCGTCGGTCTTGCGATCAGCGCCGGCGTTGGTGATAAAGGTGACCTTCATCCCATGCTTCGTCAGCGCCTCGGACAGGTCGACGTGCATGCAGATCACGCCGATCGAGCCGGTACCGCCGGTGCGCGGCACGTAGATCGTGTCGGCGGCCGACGCGATGGCATAGGCCGCGCTATAGGCGCTCTCGGTCAGGATCGCGGCAATCGGTTTGTCGCCGCGCGCCTCATGGATCGTGTCGACCAGATCGAAGCACCCGGCCACTTCGCCACCGCCCGACGAGATGTCGAGCGCGATGCGCGACACCGCGCTATCGGCGCGCGCGGTCAGGAACGCCTGGCGGATGCCGTTATAGCCGGTCATCCCCGAATAGGGGCGCAGCGACGACTGTTTCTGCACCAAGGTGCCCGAGATCGGAATGATCGCGGTGCCGGCGACGACATCATAGCCGGTGTCGGCCGCGCGGTGCGATCGCGAGGTGGTGAACTCCTCGTCGTCATCGTCCCATGCCTGCGGTACCGGCCGGCCATCAGCGCGCAGCAGGTGCGTCACGCCCAAGCGATCCGCCAGCGCTGCCATCGCGATCTCCGCCTTGCGGGGGTGGATCGCGATCGGGGTGTTGAACATCCGCTGCGCGAGGTGGCCGAATTCCATTACTTCACCTCCGGGTCGGTAATCGTCTTCGCGGCTGGCACGTCCTGAAGGCCCATCGCGGCCCAGCTCGGCGGCTCGAGCCCAGCGTCGCGGAAGCGCTTGATGGTGTGCTTGCGCGCCTCGATCATGTCGTCGCCATCGACGCCCTGCTCCGCGCAGATCTCGTCGTAATCCATCAGCCCGCTGTCCATGCCGAGGATCGCGCCCTTCACTTCGGCAACCGGGTCCATCCAGCCCCGGCCGGGCCCGATCCACTTCGCGCGGGCATAGGCCTCGCGATATTCGAAGAAGTCGGGCGCACCGGCCGGTAACGGCACGTCGTCGATGTCGTGTGCTTCCTCGACGAAGCACCCATAGATCGGCTGACAGGTGCCGGTCGCGAAGTCATCGCGCCGGCGCGACATGGTCTTCCAGAATTCCAGCATCGCACCGCGCGCGCTGCTGTAATTGACGTCCGACCAATCGTTCGACACCTGCTGCGCCGACATGCCCGCAGCCGACGCGACGTTGCGCAGAACCGCCTTTTCGAACGCTACGAAATTCGACGTCGGCCGTTTCGCGTCGAGCTGACGGAGCTGCTCACCTGGGAACAGGATCGGCATGTTCGGTCCGGCGCCGGGAATGCGGATGCGCGTGTCGGAATGGTATTCGCTGCGTGCATCCTGATAGCCACCGACGCGCCCTTCCGAACCAAACGCCTCCTCGGCAAACTCGGGGTCGAGCGGGCTTTCAAGCCACGCGCCGAAGACGGCGTTGAGGATCGAGGCATCCAGCTCGGCGACGTCGTAGCGGAAGAGCATTTTCAGCTTGGTCATCACCGAACCAAGGATACCGACGCCACCACGGTGGCCATCGGCGCGATCGGCGTCGAAGTCATGGATGATGACCGGGCGACCCCAGTCGGTTTCGCGCTCGATCCGGTCCCACCGCATGCTCTTCGCGGCCGAATACCAGTCGCCCTGATGTGCGGCCCGGATGTGGTAGGCAATCGCGACGCCGTCGTCGTCGATCTCGACACCGCCGCGCAGGTGCGACTGGTCGAACCCCATCTGCGGGTTCGAAAGCCGATCCGGGTCGAGGAGCTGCAACGCGGTCGCATAGCGAGCGCGCCCCGGGGCACAGCGTTCGGGTCGCCATTGCGAGTGGATCAGGTTGTCGCCGTCGATCAGCTTGTGCCGGAAGGCGACGCGGAACATTTGTGGCAGCGTCAGCCGGCGTTGCGCATCGCACCAGCGTCCGTCACTGCTGGCAAAGGTGCGATAGCTGGCGTCCAGCGCCTTCGAATATTCATAGGCCCAGGTGGGGTCGAACGCCTTGTTGCCGGTGTAATAGGCCAGCGCTCGCCAGTCGGGCTTGGCGATCGGGCGGAAATTCGCGCCGACGGCATTGTCGAGCACGCGGGTGATCGCGCCCGACGCCCACCCGTCGTTCTTCACCAGGTCCCGCATGCGCGCGACGATCGTGTCGCGGTACGGGTTCAGCTCGCCATCGGCTGACCACAGGTACGGGTTCCAGTCGGCGGTGTGCGCGCCGAACCGATCCGCCGCGTCGAAGGGGATTCCGCCGCCGGCGTTCAGTCCCATTGGCTTGGGCTTGCTGCGAACCATCGGGTTGCCCCGATGGTCGAGGATTTGCACGCCACTCACCGGAACCGGAATCCCATGGCGCGCCGGCGGCCGCCGATCCCGAGCGCGCGCTGGAGCTGCATGATCAGCATCGTGACCTCGGCAACCGTGGTCACGCGGCGCGACAGCGATTTCGCGCCGTCGCCCTGCGTGTAGGATACCGACGCGATCGCCTTGCCTTGTTGCAGCTCGATCAGCGCGAGCTGCGCGCTGGTGAGCGCTGCGCGGAGCTGCTCCGGGGTGAGGCCGTCGAAAATGCTCATCGTCGTCCTCCCGCCAGCATGCTGCTGAGCGTTTTCTTGGCGACCGAGGCGGTCGCGATGCTGACGGTGGGCCCGGCCGGCGGCGCGGCGGGCGGCGAGGGTTGCGGTTCCGGCAGGGTTGCCGGATCGTGTTGGTCGTCGTCGGGCTGGTCGGTCTCGTCCGGCGGCTGCTCGGTCGCGATCGCGCCGACCTTCTCGGCTTCGCGGTTCAGCTTGAACCCCATGTGCATCATGCCGTGCAGCGCGGCATAGGCGTACACCCGACAGTCGATCGCCTCGTTGGCGCGGCCATCGGGCAGCACCCACACCTGGTAGGATTTGCCGCCCTTGCCCTTGCCGCCGATGAACTTCGTCTCGACAGTTTCGGCGGTGAGCTGCGCGAAGTAGTTGCTGTCGCGCTCGGTCGTGAAGTGCATGTAGCCCGGACCGGGCCGTTCCCTGTTCAGATACGACCGGATCTGATCCTTCGCGGCATTGACGCCCAGGATGACGGGGCGGAACGTCTTCTTGGTCCGCGACGTCGGACGCTTCGTCGGCCACACCGGGTTGCGCTGGCCGGTCCGCGCGCTCTCGCCCTTGATCGCCCAGATGCCCCGGCCAAGGCGGGCCTTGGCGAAATCGTACACCGCCTGTGTGTGGTGGCCGCCCGAATCGATGCAGCCTGCGGTCACGACGAACGGGCGGCCATCGGCGCGGTACCGCTTCTGTTGCAGCAGCTCGTCGATCTTCGCCTGCACGCGCAGGTCGTTGAACTCGCCGTCGATCACCTCATAGGCAATCGACCAGCTCTCCTCGTCCCGGCCCCACCCGACGATCTCCAGCTCGACGCGGTAATCCTGCACGTCGATGCCGACCGAAAGGACCGCAACGCCGTCCGGCACCTCGGCCGCCCACGTCTCGCGCCGATCGAGCAGCATGTCGGCGCTGAGCGCCTTGCCGACGTGCTTCTTGTAGGTCAGCGCAAGCTGGGTGTTGTAGAACGTCAGCTTGCCGTCTTCGTCGACCGCCGCCAGCCACTTCCCCGCGATCCGGGCAGGACTGTCGTTCTGCCACGGGCTGTACAGCTTCGACGCCTGAAAGCCGGCGTGTTCGTTCGAAACCGCATCGGTCCCACATTCCCGACACTTCGCCCGGTACACCGCGTGCCGGTTGCTGTGCGACCAGCGCCAGACCTTGTCGACCGGGTCCGCAACGGCGTGGGTGCTCCATGCCGTGGCATAGGCATCGAGCGGGCGTTGCAGGACGCCGCAGCATTCGAACGAGCGGGTCTGGTGCCAGCGGATCGTGTTGAGCGCGCGAAGCCGCTGCCCCTCCGACCAACCGACGCTGCACGCTTCGCAGTAGATCCGCGCCGTCTCCGGCCGGTGGGTCTTGCCGTCCTTTCCCTTGTCCCAGTGGACGTGCTTGAAGAAATCCAGAAACTGGCGGTGGCCGCAATCCGGGCAGGCGACCGACGCGCGACGCTGGTCCGACTGGACGTAGCTCGCCTCGATCTCGCTCTCGCCGGTGATCGTCGGCGAGCAGACCCGGACCGACAGCGAATTGCTCTCGAACGTCGCGAGGCGCTCGTCGCCGATGTCGGTCGGCTTGCCCTCCTTCAGGGGCAGGTACTTGTCGACCTCGTCGTAGAGGACGATGCGGATCGGGCGGCGCGCCAGATTGTCCGGGCTGCCGGCGCCGACGATGCCGAGGAAGCCGCCGGGGAACGCCTTGTAATCCAGCGTGTCGCCGGCATCGCGGGTCTTGGACGATCCGACCAGCCCCTTCAGCGCCGGCGTCGCCTTGATGAAGGGCGCGATGCGCTCCTTCGAGAATTGCAGCGCCGCGGCGTCCTTGGGCTGGACGATGAGCATGGGACACGGATCGAGATCCATGTGGAAGCCGACGATGTTCTCGATCAGCGTCGACTTCAGTAGCTGCGTCGCCACCATTGCCGAGATCTTGCGGACCCCGGATTCGGTGACGGCGAGCATCGGCCCGCGCGCGATCTCCACCCGCGCCGTGCGATACTTGCCCGAGGTGCTGCCGGCTTCCTTCGCCAGCACCCGGCGATGATCCGCCCAGTCGGGCAGGCTGATCCGGGGTGGTGGCGTCCAACCGCGCCGCGCCGCCCGGCGCAGCCGGTCAGCCTTCGTCGGTTTTGGTCCAGTCCGGGTCGGGCTCGCCGAGCTCGGTGAGCTGCTGGTGGACATAGGGCTTCAGCGCCTCCGCCAGCTTGGCGCCGTCGATGTCGAGATCGGCGGCGATCAGCGGGGCGAACCGGGCGGGCCATGCCTCCCAGGCATCGCGCGCCTGGCGGCGATCGTCGAAGAGCACCTGCTCGGCCGTCTCGATGTCGACGAGCTTCTCCGCCTCCCTCTGCGCCGACAGCAGATGCTTCATCGCGAGCGCGTTTTCCTTGATCGCGTTCGCCTGAACCTTTGAGCGAAATTCGCCGCGCATCAGCCCTTCGATGAAGCCGCCGGCGATCTCATCGTCGATCTCGCCGGCCTCCGCAGCCGCCGACAGATCCGCAACCACCTCGTCAACCGCAGCCGCAACCGCGCGGCGGTTGCGGGTTGCGGTTGCGGGGGCTGGTTGCGGGGTCGGTTGCTCGCCTTTGAACCGCCCCAGCCCCGCCTTGCGCAGCCGCTTATCGGATGCGGCAACGTCGACGAGATCGCCGCTAAGTACCAGCGCGCCCTTGGTTTTCCACTTCGCCGCCGCTTGCCGCGATGCGCCGTGCTGCGCCGCGTAGGCGGTCAGCGAAACGAGTGTCGCCATCCCCACCCCCGCAACCGGTTGCCCCCGCAACCACTTTTCAGAACCCGTAGCTGGAGGAGCGATGGGGTGCGCAATTACCCACGTAGCAAAATGGGCTAGGAGGGACCCATTTCCCGCAGGCGGCGGGCAGCAGCTCGAGCCCGACCGCGCGCACGTCGAGCTGCCCGGCGGGTCAGGCGGTAGGTTTCCCAAAGGCCGGTCGACGGGTCGATGCAGCGGGAGACCCAGCCCGGACGGGCATACGGCCCCGATAGCAATGCCCGAACGTCGCCACGTTCCCAAGCAATGGGGTCGCCATCGCGTAGAACGATCAGCTCCAGTGTCGTGGCATGGTCCGTCACGTCGAAGCCTGCGACCTGCACCATGCCATCTCCGAGGGTCATGCCGTTCCGAAGCAGGTCGAATACGGCGTGCTTGGCCGTCCCATCGCCTATGACCGCGATCTTCACGTCAGAACGATCCGTTGCGGCCGAGCAGGACCTTGCGGCGGAGGCGACGCGCCAACTTGTCGCCGCGCCCATAGGTTCGACCCTGACGATCGCGCCGGTCCTGCCGACGGCGATCAGCGCGCAAGCGATGAGCCGGCACTGCCTTGATCGCCGGTTGAGCAGGCCGGACCGGCACCACGCTGGAGGCAACGATCGGGGCGGCCACGGGAGCGGCCAGCGAGAAGGCGGCAGCCGCCAGAGCAAATCCACGTCCGAACATCATCATCTCCGTGCGGTCGAAAGGGCGCGCTGAAGCGCGTCGGTGAAGGCTGCCGCCGAATGGCGCGCTAGATAGGCTCGGGCCCGCTTCTCGAACGGCAGCCGTTTGGGCACTGCCTTGGTGTCCTCGAACGCGATCAGCAGCTTCAGACCGGTCCGGGGCTGCGGGCCTGTGCCGCGCTTACCCCGGGGCTTCTTCGCCGCCACCGGACGCTGCCACACGCCGCTGATCGTCTTGCCCGCCTTGGTCTTAATCGGGCCGATGACGATGCCGCGTTTGCTCTTGAGCGACGCCAGCTTGTTCCTGGGAAGGTTGCCGTACTGGTTGAGCGCGATGCCGCGCGGCGCCAGCATGCCGCGCTTGCGACCGAGGAACCGGTTGCCGCCGAACACATAGGGCGCGAGATACTGCGCCTGGATGTCCTTGGCCGCGACGAGCGCCGATGGCTTCGCCTTCGTCGCCGCCTCGATCCGATATGCCCGCTCGGTGAAGGGCGTCGGGGTCTTGAACGTCTCGTCGAGCAGGTCGACTTGGTCGGCCGCGACACCGCGGGCCAGTGTGTTGATCGCCAGCGACATCGCGAAGGGCACCTGCTTCGCCCCCAGCGTGACCATCGCACGGTGGAGCGGTGCGAGGTTGCCCCGGATGTCGCAGGCGATCACGCCGATGCCATGTCGATCGTCACGCCCTTCCACGCCGCAGTGCCGGCCGGCCGGTCATAGAAGCGGGCATATTCGCGCGACCCGGTGACACGCATGCTGGCTCGAATGGCGTCCATCGCCGCGAGCCAGCGCGCGTCCGTGATGTTGACGTGCAGCAGCATCAGGAGGGCGCTACGGTTGATCTGCCCTTCCTTTTCCACGCTAAAGGCGCGGTTGACGATCGCACGCAGCTCGGGGCCACCGGTGCTCGACCATTCGGTCAGGCATTCGTCGATCAATGTCTTGGCGATGTGAAGCTCGGGGCCGAAGTCGAACTGGTCGCTGACCTGCACCGTCACCCGCTCGCAGCCGTCGAAGGTCGTCAGCGTCAGGTTGCCCTTCTTGCCGCCGATGGTGGTGCCGTACTGCTGCGCCAGCAGCTCCAGCAGTGCTTGCACCTGATCGAACGTATCGGCCTTGAAGGCCCCAATAGCGGCATGATGTTCGCGCGCCCGTTGGAGCAAACCCCGCACCACCTCGTCGACCAGCAGGTCGGCAGGCTTCACCAGCTCGAGCGGTACGAGGTTGCCCTTGGCGTCCCGCAGATAGAAGGCACCGCCGACATCGACAGCGGCCGGGTGGCGCTTCTCGGTCATGCGGTGGCTCGACCGCGCAGGACCGCCAGTTCGCGCTCGACCAAGTCGAGGAAGCCGCGCGTCACCGGCACGACCTCGTCGGGCTTGCCCTGCGCGGCGGCGCGCAGTTTCTGAAGATCGACCCGCTGCTGCATCATCACCATGCTGCCTTGCTGCCGTCCGCGCTGACATAGCGCGGCGGATTGGAAGGGGTGCGACACTTGCCCCGGGCAGCCTCATCGAGCCGGCGGGCGATCCCACGCGCTTCGTCCGCAAGCACCTCGTACAGCCCTTGGCTGGGGGTGGCGGCGCGACCGCGCGCGATGGTCCGGTCCAGGTCGTCGGACAGACGCTCAAGGGCGTCGAGGAGCGGCACGGTATCGGCCATGGCATCCTCCCGAAAACGACGACGCCCGCCTGCCCGGGGGATGGGCGGCGGGCGGCGGACGCAAGTATCGCGGGGTCGGATTTGGCCGTTTCGTGGCCACTTGGGCAGTGGCGAAAATGTGGGCGGTTCAGGAAATCGCGGCGTGGAAGAGCGTCAGCGTCTCCTCGGTGACGACATGCCGCCCTTGGCTCAGGAAGCGCGGCCATGCGTCCAGTGCCGCGATCAGCAGCCGCTTCGCGCGGCGATTGTGCATATTGTACCGTTTGGCGACGACGGTGAAGCCGATCGTATCGCCGACGATCATGTCGAGCACGGCCTGCACCGGTCCCTCGATCGCCTCGCGCCAATAGGTATAGGCGACTTCGTGCTGCACGCGGGACAGCGCCTCATAGAACGTCCCGTCGCCGCACCTACTGGAATCGATGCGTGTCTCGAGGCTGGCGGTCTTTACGGTGACGTCCGCGCCGATGCGCTCGGAAACCGTCGCGATCTCGACGGCATAGGCAAGCTGGTCCGCCGTGATGCCGCCACTCGCATACAGCCGGGCAAGCGCGCCCTGGTGAACGCGACCGGCGCGCTCGTGCGTCTCGGCGGTGCCGTCGCCACGCTTGGCCCACCGATCGATCATCACCGCGCGCTCCTTTCGGAACGCCCGCTCGGCGCGCGCTGCCTCGGGATGCCGGGCGGCCCAATCGCGCTTGTGGTCCAGCGCGCGCGCCGCCAACGCTGCCTCGACCGGCGATGGCTTGCGCCGCTTTGGGGCTTTCGCGGACCAGCTCACCGTCGACGGCGTTGGCGCGGTCGCCGCAGCGTGCGCGGCCTGCGCCTCGCGGCGTTCGGCAAGCGCGGTGCGGTGCTCGCGCGCGACTATCGCCCGCATCACCTTTGCCTCAACCGCTGATTCCTGCTGCATCGCTATCCCACCCCTCGACATCCGCGATGTGGTCCAGCGCGGCCGGGATCGGCAGTGGCGATAATGTGGGCGGTATCAGCTCGCGAATCTCTGCGTTGATCCGCCATCCAACTTGGCGAAGCGCAGCCAGCACGGCTTCCTCCTCCGTCGGCAGCGTGATCGAGCGAGGGACGCCGCGCTGCTGGTTGACGATGCCGGCCTTGACCAGGCTTTTTACCGCTTCGCGCGCCCGGCCATGATCCGCACCGATGCCAGCAGCAATTTCACCGTAACTCGGGGAGCAGTTGTTCGTCGACCAATAGCGTTTGATAAACCGGAGCGCCAATTGTCGCCGGCTTACCATTTCAGCACTCAGACGATCGCGCGTGTCCATTCCAGTATTAGCCAACCCCCGGATCAATATAAGCAAAATCCAGCAAAGCGCTACGGTTCGTCCGACGTGCGGCTCGCCTCGCCCTTAGCGTTCCGCTCCATCGATGAGCGGACTTCCATCACGGTCGGGCCGATCCTGATCGTCGCCTCGCGCGGGCTAGGGGACCATTCCTTCGGCGGACATCCGCAACGCGAGCACTTGAGCTTCATGACCACGGTGCCCAGCGATGACGGCCAGTGCCGGCGCATATATTGGTGGTGAAGCTGCTCGTTATCGATGATTGCGACGTGGCCACAACGGCAAACGACCCGCAGGTTCGCGCCGAAACGGCATAGATCGCCGACTGTCTCGAACCGCTTCATGCCCATAGCGGAACATGAAGCGAACGAAATCCAACATTGCAAGCGTTCCCGAAGGGACAGGATCGATGCGACCACGCGCGCAATGTCGGAGAGATGGTGAAGCGTATCGAGGAGAAGATCGAATTCCATTTTGCCCTCAACGGTGCTGTTCAACTCAGCATCACTTTGGGCCGTTGGTGAGCCGGCTTCCTCTTGTGGGTTTTCCTACCCATGGCCCCGCGCGGCGGAGGCACCCTCCGTCGTCGATAACACGAAGTCGCGGAAATCAGCCGATCGTGCGGGGATTGGTGCGGGTGATACCCCCACGATACCCGCAGCTTAGGGCCAGATCGTATATCCCAAAACCGGACAATGAAACGATCTGCCGCCCTCTTGCTCAGATCATCCTAACGTATGATACCGAACAAAGGTGGAACATTAGGGCGGGCTGAGGTGGGTTCAGAACGACTTAAATCGACGCCGCTGTGCGAACAGGACTGCGCTGGTTGCGCTACGATCGGAGCTACGCTCGCCGCTGTGTTGGATGCGCGCCATCATGATCTACAGCATCAGTTGATGCAGTTTCGTCATGCGCCGACGAAGCAGCGCGAAATGGACCTTTCACTCGCGCGAGCACGATGGGCAGCAGCTTGGCAAGCTCATGAGCGAGTTCGACCTGTTGTGCAGCGGGCAACGGAGCAACCAAGTCCGGCATCGACAGCATCATGCCACGAAACATGTCAGCCAGTGCATATTGCGGCGGCAAGGTGACGGGCAGCAGAATCGTTGTCGGCTCGATTGGTGGTGGTAGCGGCACATCCGGCGACGGTTCGTCAGTCTTCCCCATCAGGTAGGCCGGGGACGTTTGGAGCTCCTGCGCCATTTCGACAATCTTGGTCGTGGTACGCTGGTCGCCATGGATCAGACCATTGATGGTGCTCTGATGCATATCGAGTCTGCGAGCCAGCCAAGACTGCGACTTTTTCAGCGCCTTCAACCGCGCAAGTATGCGCTCACCTAGGATCATGGTTGCACCCTATCGGCAAACCCATAGGCAGTGCATAAGCAGATTCCCATTGACGACCTATGGGAATACCCATAGTCAATTGGCTTATGGGTTCGATGGCTCCTCCTGAAACACCTTTGCGGCGCGCGGTACGCGCCGTTGGTAGCCAGTCGGCCTATGCCCGGCTCGTTGGTAAGCATCAGTCGACGATCAATGAGCGTCTGCGGAAAGATGGCGAGATCCGCGACGACGAGGTCCTCTTGGTTGCTACCGCGACCGGTATTCCCAAGAAGGAACTGCGGCCTGATCTGTTCGGAGATGTGCCCCGCGAGGCGGACACGCTCAAGACAGGCGGTCGCGCATGATCGGCGACTTCCGTTCCGACCTGCACCCTCCGTTCGCGGGGGCTGAAACTAGCCGCAACCGGTTCGAATCGGTCAATGACCGTTTCGCTATTCTTCCATCGGAAGTGGACCTTTATCAGCGAGCGCTTCTCGCGCGCGTTCGAACCAAACCGCCAATTGTTCTCGCTGCTCCCGATGAACGTCACTCGGATGTTTTGGTCGGAGGGCGTGCAACATGAGCCCTTCAATATCACCGAGGTCTTCTTCGTCGATGACACCTCGCTGGAGAAGCGTCCCGCACAACTGCACGAAACCGACCGTAACGGCCGTGATGGATGCAGTCTCTGCCAGTTCCATAGTTTTTGCCCTTCGTGGATGTGTCGCAAACACCACGATAGCCGGAGGAGGCCAGGCGTCCAGCCTGGTCTCCAAAGGTGCGATGCAAACACCCGCCTTTCCATCTTCTACCCCTTTCGACCGCTGGCAGACCGGTCGAAATCCGCGCCGCCTTCCCGGGTTGTATTCACGGGCGCGGCATGCCCGTCTGCTGGTGCTGCGTACCGCACCCGCCGCCGATCGCGCGTTGCGGTCGGCGGCGATATTCGCAATTCCTCTCTGCCGCCATGCAGGCGGCGAGCGTCGGCGGCGGGTCGTCTCCCGCCCGTCGTCGACGATGACCTTCGGCTCGGCCGCATGACGCAGGCCCGCGCCCCCATGACGATCGACAATGCCCTCGCGCGAATCGCCGGGCAGATCGGATGGGCGGAGATGGCCCACGCCGTCAGCGAGGCACGCGGCACGCTGGTGGCCGAGCGCACCGTGCGCGATTGGGGCGATCCAGCAACCGGCCGCTCGATCCGACTGGACGATGCTATCGTCCTCGATCTGGCGTTCCGCGCGAAAGGCGGCGTCGGCGCACCGATCCACGAGACATATTCCTGCCTCGTCGACACCGCCGGCGGTCAGCAATTCGCCTGTCAGGTGCAGCTCGCCGAGCGCACCGCCGTTGCCATCACCGAGGCTGGCCAAGCGTACAGCGCGCTGATCCGCGCCAGCATGCCCGGTGCCACCACGGCCGACAAGGTCGAGGCGGTGCGCGAGTGGGAGGAAGCCGTCGCCGCCTTGGGCAGCATTGGTCCCGTCATCGCCGCGCTGCTGGCGGAATCGATCGGACGTCCGCCCTGATCTAGCCAGCTATCGACTGACCACCACACCGCCACCCCGCCCGGTTCGCGACCACCCCGGTTCGCGGAGCGGATTTCTGCTACCCGAGGACTTCGCCGCCGTGATCCTGACCCCCGGTGCCTACATCGCCTATCGCCGCAAGGCCGCCGGCCTCGGCATCGAGGACGTTGCGCGCGCGATCGCGACCGTGCCCGGCGTCCCCGAGCATCGGCGCGGCGAATGGGTGAAGCTGATCGAGGCCGACGTCGTGCCCGCGTGCTGGCGGACGATCGTCGTGCTGCGCCGGCTCTTCCACTTCGACCTCGACGTGCTGGAGCTGCTGTCGCTGATTGCGATGGGCGAGGCGATGAAGCCGCCGGTCCTGTGCGTCGTCTGTGCCGAGAATCGCGTCGCCTGCCTCGCGCTCGGCGCGGCGGCCGACCGACAGCGCAGCTCGGCCATCTGCCTCGAATGTGCGTCCAGCGCCGCGGCGGCCGCGCGATGAGCCGCGCTCTATCTCCTCGCACTGCCCGCCGCCTCGCGCGCGCCGTCGCCATCTGCGCCGGTGTCGTCATCGGCGGATTTCTTCTCGGCCGCTCCGAGCTGGCGGCGATCGCCGCCACCTTCGCGGTGGCGATCGTCCTCTCCGTCCTTCTCCACCACCACCGATCCACGAAGGGAAATCGCTGATGCTCCACCATCACCCGCTCCGCCCGATGGCGTGGCACGCCGAGACGTGCGACTGCACCGACTGCAATCCGCCGGTCCCCAGCATCGCCGAGCCGTCGCTCCTCGCGACGATCGCCGAGATGACCGCCTGCGTCGCCTTCGGCATCGCCAATGTGGCGATAGTCGATTGGCTGCTCGACGGTCCCGGCATCCACGTTATGCTCGGCCTGCCGGCATGAGCGGTGGCCAAACGGCGGACGCCGTCACCGTCAGCCTCGCGAACGCGCTCGCCGCGTCATGTCTTGCGCTGCGATCCTACCAGCATGGCAACAGCGCGCCCGACCTTGCCGCCTCGATCGCCGATGCCGGCGAGATGGCGCTGCACGCGGCGGGACGCGGCGAGTTGCTGCACGGCACGGATGCCGATCGGCGCGCCGCAGCTCGCCAGCACGGCCTATCGATCGAGATTGAGGGCGGCCGCCTTGTCATCGCGATCGGGATCGATGCACTGATGACCGCGATCGAAGGCGGACCGTGCGCGCCCGAGGACCTCGGCTACCGGATCGACAGCGTCGACGGCTTCGCGGCCGAGATCCGCGCCGAGCTGCTGGCTGAAGAAGAGGACGGCACAACGCTGGTCCACACCATGTTCGATACCGCGACCGAAAAGGCGCTGGACGCCGGGTCGCTTTCCGTCGACTTCGACGAGCCCGAACGGGACGCCGGTTGATGCGCACGCTCATCATCAGCGATCGCGCCCATCGCGCAGCCGCAATCCGCGCCCTCCCGCTCCATGCGTTCCACGAATTGGCCGTTGCCGTGAGCAATAGCGAGGCGGTGATGCGCATCTTCGCCGCGCCAGAGTGGGATTGCCTCGGCGAAGACGGCAAGCAATGGGTACAAGGGCTGGTCCGCGAGACGATGGCTTTCAGCGTGGAGCGCGTCCTTTGAGCGCGCCCCTTCCCGCCGAGGAGCGCCGGCTGTTCATCAGCATGCTGTTCGCGATCGTCGCCGGCACCGCCGTGATCGTGTGGTGCCTGTTCGCATGAGGACGCCGGCCCCCATCACGCCGCGTCAGACGCACATCCTCGACGTCCTCGCGCGCGCCGCTTCCCACTGCGACCCCTGCCCTACGAACGCTCGCATCGGCGAGCTGATCGGCCTTGATCCGAAGAAGGTCGGGGAAGCGATCAAGGGCCTGCGCGACCGCAAGTTAATCGTCGTCGAGACGGTCCATTGCGCGCGCCGCGTGACGATCGTCGCAACAGGCGCGCAGACGGCCGCATTGCTCAGGCCGCAGGAAATCCCCAGCGCTGGAGTGGCACGGTGATCGCGGGGCACGCTACCGGCGATGCGCCGCGCCTGTCGCTCGGACCGGACGACACTCCGCCCGATGATGGGCGTATGGCCGCTAAGCTGCGGGCGGTGCGTCTTGCCGCGAAATGCTTCGACATCGCCCGCTCAAGCAGATTTGAAGGCGAGCGCGACGCTGCGATCTCGCGCGGGATCGCGATCGCCAAGAAGGCGGGATTGCGTCTCGAGCTTTTCAATATTCCCGGGTGGGACGAAAGCTGCCTGCGCGATGCCCTGGCGGCAGCAGCCGACACGCAGGAGCGGTGGGCCTCGGCGCTGCGGGTGGCCGACGACGAGACGATCTACGACGCAAAGCGCCGCGCCTTTGACGAAGCCGCCAGCGCGGCCGCCGAGCGCGATCGGCAGGCAGGTCGCCGCGCCGGCGCAGCACTGGACCGGGAGGCCCTGCGCAAAGCCGAGCTGCTCGACCGTTGGCCGACGGTCCACGCCGCGATCAACGCCTTGCGCGCTCGGCAGGTCAAGGCGGAAGTCGGCGATGACATCCTGCGGCCGACGACGCGCGTCTGGTTCGTGTCAGGGTGGGGTGTCACCCCCTTCGACGAATGGCAGCTTCGCGAGAAGGCCGACGAGGTATGCGGCTGATGCCCCTCCGCAGTTATGCCGCCGGGTGCTTCGATTGCCACGGCACCGATACGCACTGGACCGGAGCAAATGCGAAGGCGGTCGCGGCGCGGCATCATCATGCCGCCGGCCATCGCACCTGGTGCGAGGAGCGGACCGTCTACGGCAGCGACACACCCGATCCGCGCCAGACCGACATCGAGGACGTGATCGCGTCCGCCAGATCGGGGGGCGAGCCGGAAGCCGCCCCCCTCACCGATCCCGTACCGGCAGCTCCACCCACCAGCCGGACCCACCCGAAGGCCGATCCGATCGGGACGCCACGCTCCATGCAGCGTGGCGCGCGCGGCCGCAAGCCGGAGATCCACGCCTCATGACCGCCACCACCGCCCGATCGCGTCCGACGATCGTCCCGTCCGCGCCCGAAATCTTCCCGCTGCGCCGCCTCATGCGTGCGTCGGAGAATGTCCGTCGCATCCGCCATGACGAGGACGTGGAGGAGATGGCCGCGAGCCTGCGCAGCTACGGGCTGCTGCAATCGCTGATCGGTTACATCGATCCGTCGATCGATCCCGAGGGACGCCGGGGACGACCGCTGGTCTATATCGCCGGTGGCGGTCGACGGCTCCAAGGGCTGAACACCCTAATGTGGGACGGCGACCTGTCCGGCGATTTTCCGGTACCGGTGCTGATCCGCGATCGTGAGCTGGCGATCGAGCTGTCGCTGATTGAGAACATCCAGCAGCGCACCATGTCCCCGGTCGACGAAGTCTTCGCCTTCCGCGCACTGGTCGACACCGGCCACCACACGCCCGAGGATCTCGCGAAGCGCTTTGGGATCAGCGAGCGCGTCGTGCGCCAGCGCCTGCGCCTCGCCGAGCTGGACAGCGAGATCCTCGATGCGCTCGCCGACAAGCGGATCACGCTCGATTCGGCCACCGCCTATGCCGCGACGCAGGACCGCGTGCTGCAAAAGGCGATCTTCGAGGCGCAGTCGAAGCGGTCGTGGGACGCGCATTCGGTGCGCAATATCCGCCACGCCGTCGACCTGAAGGGCATGCGGACCAGCCACCCCGTCTTCCGGTTCGTCGGCGCCGACGAATATGAGGCGCGCGGCGGCGGGTATGAGGACGACCTGTTCCGCGACGACGTCGGCGGCGTGACCAGGGTGCTGACCGATCCGCTGCTGCTCGAAACGATCGCGGCCGAGCGGATCGAGGCGGCGATGCCGGCATACCTTGCCGGGCTGCGCGCCCGCGACGACCTGTCACCGACGATCGAGGGGCATGTCGTGGTGCCCGGGCTCACGCTGATGAGCTTCGGCCATGCCGGCAGCTTGCCCCTGCCCCCCGCGCTGGTCGCGGTCACCCGCCCGGAGGCCGCGCCGCTGTGGCGCGCGATCCGCGACGGCGACGTGCCGGCGCGCGTGCTGGTCGGTATCGACGGCGATGGCACGCTGTCGATGGCACCGACCACCGCGATCGTGGCGAAGGGGCAGCGCGCGGCGCTTGCCGCGACCAATGCTGCCGTCGCCGTGCCGACGATCAGCGAGGCGCAGGCGGCGGAGATGGAACGGGTGCGCGGCGTCCTGCGGCACGCGCGCCGGCTCGCGGTACATGCGCTCGGCGGCGAGCCGCTGTTCGCCGGCACCCCGCTCGAGGGTCGCGTCTACTGGAGCGACCGGCCGGTCTATGACGAGCAGATCGACGGCGTGTGGGGATCGCCGGTCCCGGTGACGATCTTCATCACCGAGGCGGAGATCGCCGCCCAGCGCAAGGCCGCCGAAGCGCGCTACCGCGATGAGCTGGCGGCGATCGCCGCTCACGCCGCCGACCGGCAGGCGCGCGACGAAGCCACCGATCGCCGGCAGGCCGAGCTGCGCGAAATGGACCCGCCGGCCGTCGTCGCGATCGATGGCGATGCTTGGGAGCGCGGTGACGACGGCAGCTACGCCGCCGCCAGTGGCGATCGCGACGACTTCCCCGGGTGGGATGACCTGCTCGACTTCTTCCACGTCGACGAGATCGGCGAGACCTTTGCGACCCGCGATTCGTGGCTCGCGACCATAGCGGGAGACGACGCATGACGATCCATCAGGAACGCAGCCCGTTGGCTGGTGAGCATGTCACGATCGTCAGCGGTGTGCTGGCAGGACAAACGCTTTTCGTCGAGGACTGGTGGGATCGGCTCGTTGGCAGATCATGGATGCGTTGCGACAGCAATCCAGCCTGTATGGCCTTCGCGGTGCGTGAACCGACGCCGCTCGACGACGAAGTTGTTTACGGCAAGATCGGCGGCCTTGGTCACCTCGTCCATGTGTCGATGCTCCCCACCGGGGAACATCGATGACGGCCCCCCTCGTTCGCCTTGAGAAGCGCATGAGCCAAGCGGTCGATGTCGGGAAAGGCATTCGCCTCGAGCCGGCCGACCTAGACCTTCTCGTGAGCCTAGGCGCTCTGCAAAAGCTGACCGAAGCAAAGACAGCATACTTTTTGGAACAGACGAGATGCAGGGACGCACACCGCCGCTCTATCGGAGGGGTAAATACTGGCTCACGTGGGACGAGCGGGCGGACGGGACCCGTCGGAGTCCCTTCCTCACCATCTTCTGGTACGATCCCGACGCAGGACGTGTCCGCAGCGCATCGACGGGCACGGCGGCCGAGGACGAGGCAATCCTAGCCCTCGACCGCCGTTACCTTGGCGACGCATCCGAAGCGCCGGCGTTTTGCTTTGCCTGCGGACAGCCGATCGCCAAGGCAGACAGCTATCTGCTGACCGACGCGATAGCCGACTATCGTCTCGAATGGGGCGACGCCCGCGCGTCGGCCGACACGATCAGCTCGCGGCTGAAGCACGCGCTCGACTTCCTCGAAGCGCAGGAAGCGTCGGGCGGTCGGTTCGGACTGGCGACGACCTGCGCCGCTGGCTGCACGACCGCGTTCGCGACCGCCTTCCGTGACTGGTCGCGCACGCAGCCGGTGGTGTGGCGCAACGGGAAAGGCGAAATCACCGTCTCGCGGCCGCGTTCGCCTTCCTCCACCGAAGCGTCGATCGCGCAGGTGATCGCCGCCCTGAATCATGCAGCGTCGGCCGATCCGCCCCGATCGGACAAGCGCCCGATTTACAAGCCGCTCCCCGGGCAGCAGGTTCAGCGCAAGCGCCGGACCCGGATCGGCGTAGCCGAGCTGGCAGAGATTGTGCGGTACGCGGCGGAGGCCGGGAAGCAGCGCGAATCGCTGCATGCCTTCGTCGTCGCATCGATCTGCACGATCGCCCGGCCGGGCGCGATCGTGGATATTTGCGTCGCGCCGGATCGGCAGCAGTGGTCCCCCGGGTCCGATACAATCGACCTCAACCAAGCTGGTCGCGTCCAGAACAAGAAGGTCCGGCCCCTGCTTCCCGTCCTGCCGCTGCTCAACCGCTGGCTGGTCGAGGAGTGGGCCACCTATCGCGCGCTGCCGAAAGAGGCGCGCGCCGGACGGGGCTATCTCGTCAACTACTTCGGCCGCCCGATCCAGGACGTCGACCGCGCATGGGATACGATGCTCGGGGAGCTTGGCTTCCCGACCGGCCGTGAGTGGCGGCCGTATGTCCTGCGGCACAGCTTGGCGACGATGGCGCGGAAGCGTGGCGCGGCCGCGTGGGACCTTCAGGGCTACATGGGGCACCGTCTCCCTAGCCAGACCGAAGTCTATGCCGAGGGCGATTTCGTCTCCGTGCAGACCGCGCTGCAAAGCGTGATCGATGAGATCGAGGCCATGGTGCCGGGGAAGCTACACCGGACCCGCACCGGACCGGCCATCTCCCTGATCCATACAAGGGAGGCGAAAATGTCAGGATAA